CGGTTATTATCGCGGTCGTCGAGGACCTCCTTAGCCCCAGAAAGGGGGTGAGTAGTTGTCGGTCAGCACTATGTCAGCCAGTATCCTGACGAGTACCAAGAAGATACTGGGAATTGCTGAATCCTATACGGCATTTGACGCAGATATTGCCACACACATCAATACTGCATTTTCTACGCTCACCCAGTTGGGAGTAGGACCTGCAGAAGGCTTCATGATTGAAGATGAGACGGCTGTCTGGGACGATTTCCTCAAGATGGCCGATGACATGCAGTATACCGCTATCAAATCGTATGTATATTTGCGTGCTCGTCTTCTATTCGATCCACCGACAACATCTTTCATGATTTCGGCATTCGACGATCAACGGAAAGAGCTCGAGTGGCGTTTGAATGTTCATCGCGAGGAAACTGCTTGGGTTGATCCGAATCCACCTTCTTTGGTGACGGATCCGGTTATTTCTTCTATCAGTCCGGCTACTGCACCACTTACTACTCTGGATTTGAGCATTCAAGTTAAGGGTTTCAATCTGTTGAAGGTCGATTATCCAGCTGATCCCGCTATTGCCCGGATTACCTGTCTGTCAAACGGGGTTACATACGATGGAGGATTCACTGCATCGGATGACACCGACGGGACTGCGCAGTTCGCGGGTATGCAAAGCGGAGCAGGGCCTGGACCATCGAAATTTGGTATCTATTCTTCAAATGGAGTCACTTTGCTGACCAATGAGGTAGATTTCCAATGGACGTAAGAGCAAGCCAAGAAGTTGTCGAACATATTCTCGAGCATCACGGTGTTCGTGGAATGAAGTGGGGAGTTCGTCGAGACCGATCGAGTGGATCTGGTGGGGAAAGCAGCTCAACCAAGACTCGTAAGGTCAATACTCCTCGTGAAGTTACTGTCAAGACCACTCAGAACCGTCAGATCAAGACTCAGGTTCGAACCAAGGGTGGCGAAGCTCATCCGGCTCATCCAGATGCGATCGCTGCTCGAGTTGCGGCTCAGAAGTACAAGAAGAGTGGTCCAAACGCTCTTTCAAACCAAGAGCTTCAGCAACTTTCTCAGCGTCTCAATCTGGAGGCTCAGGTTAACCGCCTGACTCCGAAGTCTGGAGTCCAGCGAGGGATGCATTTCGTTCAAACCTATCTGAAGTCTCCGGCTGGTCAGTCTGCTTCTAAGGACATCACCGAGATGGCATCGAAGTCGATTGCCAAGAAGCTGGCGACGAAGGCGGCTGCGGCAGGCGTTGCTGCTGCTCTATAAAAGGGGGTTAGCGTATGGGCTTGTCTAATACGGCGACACCGATCTACTATGGGCAGTTTCGCGAAGCAGTAATCGCTGGACAGATTCCTGTGAATCGCGAGATCTCCATGGAGATGAATCGGATAGATTCGCTCATCGCTAACCCTCAGATTTTCTACGACGACACAGCGGTTGAAGGTTTCATCGAGTTCTGCGAAGGGGAGCTGACTCTCACAGATGGTTCAGATTTACATCTTCTGGATTCCTTCAAGCTCTGGGCAGAGCAGGTTTTTGGTTGGTACTACTTCGTCGAACGAAGTGTCTACGTACCTACTAAAGACAATCATGGCGGACACTACGAGCACAGAACAGTCAAGAAGCGACTGACGCTGAAGCAGTATCTGATCGTCGCCCGTGGTGCTGCCAAATCTATGTATGCGTCGATGATCCAGAATTACTTCCTGAATGTTGATACATCGACGACTCATCAGATTACTACAGCTCCAACTATGAAGCAAGCTGACGAAGTGATGTCTCCCATTCGTACAGCTATTACGCGTGCGCGAGGACCCTTGTTCAAGTTCCTGACCGAAGGCTCACTCCAGAACACAACTGGATCTAGAGTCAATCGGGTCAAACTTGCGTCGACGAAGAAGGGCATTGAGAACTTTCTAACGGGCTCACTGCTTGAGGTTCGTCCGATGGCCATCAACAAGCTACAAGGCCTTCGACCTAAGATCTCGACAATCGATGAATGGCTGTCGGGTGACCTTAGGGAGGATGTCGTTGGAGCTGTTGAACAAGGTGCCTCGAAACTAGAAGACTATCTGATAATAGCTATTAGTTCGGAAGGCACTGTTCGTGCGGGTTCAGGCGATACAATCAAAATGGAGCTAGCGGACATACTTAAGGGTGAGTATCTTGCTCCACATGTTTCGATCTGGCACTACAAACTCGACGAGCTTGAGGAAGTTGCCGATCCAGGTACGTGGCTGAAAGCTAATCCGAATCTGGGTGCGACTGTTTCGTATGAGACGTATCAGCTTGATGTCGAACGAGCCGAGAAGGCACCTGCCTCCCGCAATGACATTCTGGCAAAGCGGTTCGGAATCCCTATGGAGGGCTATACGTACTTCTTCACCTATGAAGAGACTCTTCCTCATCGTCAACGAGAGTTCTGGCAACTGCCGTGTGCTCTTGGCGCTGACCTCTCGCAAGGGGACGACTTCTGTGCTTTCACTTTTCTCTTCCCATTAGGTCGCGAAAGATACGGGATCAAGACTCGGAGCTACATCACCGAGCGAACCCTCATGCTGTTGCCTTTGGCAATGCGTTCAAAGTATGAAGAGTTCATTGTCGAGGGTGCGCTTCATGTCATGCCGGGTACTGTCTTAGACATGATGGAAGTCTACGATGATCTTGACGCGTTCATTACAGCTTCTGAGTATGACGTTCGTTGTCTTGGTTTTGATCCTTACAATGCTAAAGAATTCGTGGCTCGTTGGGAGGCAGAGAACGGATCATTCGGAATTGAGAAGGTGATTCAGGGTGCCAAGACTGAATCGGTTCCGCTAGGTGAGATCAAGAAGCTGAGTGAGGATCGTCTTCTCATCTTTGATCAGGGGCTGATGTCTTTTGCTATGGGCAACGCAATTACGATAGAAGATACTAACGGAAATCGTAAGCTTCTCAAAAAGAGACAAGATGAGAAGATCGATAATGTCGCTGCTTTGCTGGATGCCTATGTTGCATACAAGGCGAACAAGGAGTCCTTCGAGTGATCTTTGGGAAAGGAGGTGAAATTCGTTGGGATTGGGCTCGCGTTTGAAACATGCCTGGAATGTATTTACTAAGGAAAATTATCTGGGCGATAATATGTCCGGAGAAGTTGGCGCAGGGTATACGTATAGGCCAGATAGGGTAAGACTCCGAGTTCCCAATGAGCGCTCGATTATTTCATCGATATTTATGCGTCTTGCCATTGACTGCGCCGGAATCGATATGCGTCATATTCGTAATGATGATCAAGATCGCTATCTGGAGGACATGGATAGTGGTCTGAACAATTGCTTGACTGTCGAAGCCAATATCGATCAGGCTGCTCAAGCTTTTCGTATTGATCTGGCACTTACTTTGTTCGACAAGGGTGTTGCGGTGATTGTTCCTGTCGATACATCGGTTGATCCGGGCAATACAGCTGGCGGTTACGATATTTTGACCATGAGAATCGGTGAAGTTGTTCAATGGTATCCTCATCATGTGCAAGTTTGGGTCTATAACGAAAAGGTAGGGATGCGGCAGCAGATCACGCTTCACAAATCTACCGTCGCCATTATCGAGAACCCGCTGTACACGGTGATGAACGAACCAAACTCTACTCTTCAGCGTTTGATCTACAAGCTTAACATGCTGGATGCCATCGATGAGCAATCTGCTTCTGGAAAACTTGACCTCATCATCCAGCTTCCTTATGTGATCAAATCCGAAGCTCGCCGACAGCAGGCTGAGCAAAGACGTAAAGACATCGAGTTTCAGCTAAAGGGTAGCCAGTATGGTATTGCCTATACGGACGGAACCGAACGTATTACTCAGTTGAATCGTCCTGCCGAGAACAATCTCATGGATCAGATTACCTTCCTGACTTCGCTGTTCTACAGTCAGCTGGGCTTGACCGATGAGATTATGAACGGTACAGCCAATGAACAGACGATGCTCAATTATTGGAACCGTACAATTGAGCCGACTCTCAAGGCCATTACCGAGGGCATGTCGCGTGTCTTTCTAACCAAAACCGCTCGGACTCAGAAGCAGACCATTGCGTTCTTCCGTGATCCGTTCAGGTTGATCCCGATTGAGAACATTGCCAAGATCGCGGATGTGTTCAGTCGTAACGAAATCTTGTCAGCTAATGAAATCCGGCAGATCATTGGTTACCGGCCTTCTACTGATCCTAAGGCTGACAAACTTATCAACAGCAACATTCGTGGACAGACGATGTCAGGTTTCTCTGAAACTACAACGCCAGGTGCCAATCCTTCAGCTTCAAACCCAGGCGGAACTAACGGCGATCGAGCTGTGGCGTCACTTGGCTCGTCCAATGGCAATGGCAATGGCAGCAATCCGAGCGGCTAACTGGCCGAGGACTCAAACTTAAGGAGAGCATTCAAAATGGCAGACGAGGCCAAGCCTGACTTCAGTGGCTATGTCACTAAGTATGGTCTCAAGTGCTCGGATGGTCGAACGATCAAGTCTCCGGCCTTCCAGCATCAGGACAAAGAGACTGTGCCCATGGTCTGGCAGCACGGTCACAACGAGCCCAGCAATGTTCTGGGCCATATGAAGTTGGAGCATCGCGACGACGGTGTTTACGCCTACGGTTTCTTCAATGAGACGGATCAGGCGAAGAATGCAAGGACGCTTGTTCAGCACGGTGACATCAAGTCGCTTTCAATCTACGCCAACCAGTTGACGGAGAAGGCCAAGCAGGTCATTCACGGTTTCATTCGTGAGGCGAGCTTGGTTCTCTCAGGTGCCAATCCCGGGGCGCTCATCGACAACATCACGTTGGCCCACTCCGATGGAGACATGGTCACGCTGGAGGACGAGGCCATCATTTACACCGGGCTGGAACTCAATCACGCTGATGGAGCTTCACAGGACGATCCGGCAGATCCCGGCGACATCGAGGATGATGTCGAAGACAGCAAGACCGTTCAAGAAGTCTACGACTCGATGACTCCTGAACAGCAGGCCGTCTGCCATTATATGGTCGGCGCTGCACTCGAAGGTGAAAGTGGCGATAGCGAAGGTTCAGTCGCTCAATCTTCCGACGAAGAGTCGGGCAAAGAACTCGTTCACGACGACAAAAATAAGGAAGGACGACGCATGAGCCGCAACGTCTTCGAACAAGGCGGTGACAAGAGGGAGGACGAGAGGCACACTCTTTCGCACGATGCAATGAAGGAGATCTTCGCCAATGCAAAGCGACTGGGCTCGCTGAAGCACGCGGTCGAAGAATACGCGATCGAGCACAGCATCACCAACATCGATCTCCTGTTCCCGGAGTACCAGTCGGTCACCAATCCGCCGGAATTCGACAAGAGGCGAACCGAATGGGTGCAGAGCGTCCTCAGCGGCACTCGGAAGTCGCCGTTCACTCGCATCAAGTCGCTGTCCGCGGATCTGACTCCGGATGCGGCTCGTGCAAAGGGTTATGTCACCGGCACTCTGAAGGTGGAAGAGGTCATCGCCGCTGCGAAGCGTACGACTGCTCCGACCACGGTCTACAAGAAGCAGAAGCTGGATCGAGACGACATTCTCGACATCACGGATTTCGATGTCGTGGTCTGGCTCCAAGGCGAAATGCGGCTCATGCTGGACGAGGAACTCGCTCGAGCCATTCTCGTCGGTGATGGCCGTACTGTTGCCGATCCGGACAAGATCCTTGATCCAGCGGGTGCCAATTCGGGCGATGGAATTCGTTCGATCTTCCATGATGCGGCGCCGTATGTTCACAGCGTCAATATCGACAACACCGCGGCGGGCTGGACGACCAACGACATCATCGACCAGGTCATGCTGGCGATGCCGTACTACAAGGGCACCGGTTCTCCGACGCTCTATACGACGATCCACATCATCAACGACATCATGTTGAAGAGGGATACGCTGGGGCGTCGTATCTACGGCTCGGTCTCGGATATCGCAGCGGAGATGGGCGTTTCTGCCATCGTTCCGTGCGAGGCGCTCGAGGCCACACCCAATCTGGTTGGGATCCTTGTCAATCTGACCGATTACACGATCGGTACCGACAAGGGTGGACAAGTCAATTTCTTTGACTTCTTCGACATCGACTACAACCAGTACAAGTACCTGCTGGAAACCCGCTGCTCCGGTGCTCTCACGAAGCTCCGCTCTGCGGTCGTGTTCACGTCCACGGCTGCTGTCGTTCCGGCATCGGCCGAAGGTGAGCCGAAGAAGGTGTCTCATTCGTCAGAAAAGGCTCCTAGGGAATAATAGGTCTACATGGCAAGGTTCTGCGGCAATATTGGATACGGTGAGTCTGTAGAAACTGCGCCTGGCGTTTGGGTTGATCAGATTACTGAATATCAATATTTTGGCGACGTCATCCGCAATTCAAGATATCTTCAAGAGACCATAGAGAACCTAAACGATGATATCAAGGTTCAGAACTCGATCAGTATTGTGGCTGACCAATATGCCAACGAGCATTTCTTTGCCATTCGTTATGTGGACTGGGCGGGGACGCTTTGGACGGTTGACAGTGTCGAAGTTCAACCTCCCCGCCTGCTGCTCCGACTAGGGAAGGTGTACAATGGCCCGACGGCTGCAGCTCCATGATATTTTGCTGTCATTTGTGCCAAATGTATATTTTCAGCCTCCACCGAATATAGCTCTCAAATATCCGTGCATTATCTATCATCGTGACTTCGCGGTGACCGAATTCGCGGACAATGAACCGTATCACAATGAGATCAGATATTTGATTACGGTTATAGATCGAGATCCTGATAGCGATATTCCGGCAAAAGTGGCAGCAATGCCAAAGAGTCTTTTCAATCGGTTCTTTACATCTGACGACCTGAATCACGACGTCTACAGAGTGTTCTTCTAGAAAGGAAAGCAATGACGGCCCTTACATGGGATGACGTGGGTAAGAGGACCTACGAAACCGGTGTGGACCACGGGGTTCTCTATCCAATCGATGCCACAGGAGCGTACAAGCCCGGCGTAGCCTGGAATGGTCTCACCACGGTTACGGAGTCGCCTTCCGGAGCGGCTTCAAACCCGCAGTACGCGGACAACATCAAGTACCTGAACCTGGTTTCGGCTGAGGAGTTCGGCTGCACGATCCAGGCGTTCACTTATCCGGATGAGTTCGCTCAGTGTGACGGTTCGGAAGAGCCCGCAGCCGGTGTCGTTGTGGGTCAGCAAGGCCGAAAGATCTTCGGTCTCAGCTACAGGACAGTTCTCGGCAACGATGTCGATGGTACCGATCATGGCTACAAGCTTCATCTGGTTTACGGTTGCCAGGCAGCACCGTCTCAGAAGGCTTATGCCACGATCAATGATCAGCCTGCAGCGATCGACTTCAGCTGGGATGTCACGACGACGCCAGTTCCAGTCACCGGGCTCAAGCCGACGGCTCTGATCGTCATCAATTCGACGCTGGCTGACTCCGCGGCACTGAAGACGCTCGAAGATCAGCTTTACGGGGCTACTACTCCTGCAGAGCTCCCGGATCCGGATACGGTGATCGGACTTTTCCCTCCTCCAGGGCCGTAAGCACGGAAGCTGAAAGCTCGGAAGAAGAAACAGCGGAGTAGTCGGGGGCTGCTATGAGAAGGAGGCCAGAGAATGCTCACTATTGTGGTTCCAGGTGTCGAGATGTTCGACGACAGCACTCAGGAGTTCACTACGGAAGGTGATGTTGTACTGGAGCTTGAGCATTCTTTGGTCTCACTGTCAAAATGGGAGTCAAAACACGAGAAGCCTTTTCTCGGCGATGGTGAGAAGACTCTCGACGAAGTCATGGACTACATCAAGTTTATGACGTTGACCAAAGTTCCAGAGGAAATTTTCCAGAAACTCTCTGAAGAGAATGTCAATGCCATAAACGAGTACATCAATTCGAAGATGACGGCTACTTGGTTCAGCGAGCAGCCTGGGGCTCCGCAAAGCCGAGAGGTCATCACCTCAGAGTTGATCTATTACTGGATGATCGCGTTCTCCATCCCTTTCGAGTGCGAGACATGGCATCTCAATCGATTGTTCACGTTGATTCGAGTGTGCAACATTAAACAAGCTAAACCGAAGAAGATGAGCCGATCTGAAATTGCTGCTCGTAACCGAGAACTCAATGCTCAACGGCGAGCTCAGTTCAACACCAAGGGTTAGGAAGGAGGTGACATGACAGCGATTGTCTGGGATGCAGTTGGCGAGAGAACTTACCAAACAGGTCTCGATCGTGGGGTTCTCTATCTCCGTGATGGTAGAGCTGTGCCTTGGAACGGTCTCACTTCTGTAGAGGATTCGACTTCAGAAACTCTGAAATCGTTCTACCTCGATGGCGTGAAGTATTTAGACAATTTGCTCCCGGGGGATTTTTCCGGCAAACTCAAAGCTTTCACCTATCCGGTTGAATTCGACGAAGTCATTGGCATTGTCTCTCCTGCCGTTGGACTGGAGTACTACGATCAACCGCCTAAGAGTTTCAATCTTTCTTATCGAACGAAGATGCTCAACGATGTAAAAGGTGAAGCTTACGGTTACAAGATTCATCTTCTTTACAATCTTGTTGCTAACGCAGATACCTTTGCATTTAGTTCGCTCAAGGCCACAGGCAATAATCCGATTGAATTTGCTTGGGCTTTGACCGGAACTCCTCCAAAGATCGCAAACTTCAGGCCTACGGTTCATATTTCGATCGATTCGACAGAGACTCCGCCGGATTTGCTGTCCACGATCGAAGATATTCTGTACGGGACTGACACAACTTCTCCGTCTCTTCCTACGATTGACCAGATCCTCGAGTTCTTCGGTTATCTGGGCGCGCTCATCATCGTGGATCACGGCGATGGTACTTGGTCGGCCATCGATGAGTCTGATACGTACATTACCATGAATAGTTCTACTCAGTTCACTATTGACAATGCTGATGCAACATATCTGGACGCTACGACGTATCAGATCTCTTCCACAAACGTAGGCTGAGGAGGTGAAGCTTGGCTACTACAGTAACAGGTCTTACTGCGGATCGAATGTTAGCGATTGAAGCTGCCTCAGTCGTCGACGGTGATGTGGATGGCAGCGGCAATCTGATTCTCACCAAACACGATGGCTCGAAGATCAACGCCGGTTCTGTGATCGGTCCTCCGGGTCCGCAAGGTCCAGTTGGGTCCTTTCTTTCCGTGTTGTCGGCAAAATCGGTTCTGGATGTTGGACTAGCTAATCAGATTCGTGCAGGACGTCAATTATCTCCGGCGGATTTTGGAAATCTTGGGTTGTCTGCTCCTCTCGGTTTGTGGAATCTTTCTGATCTGACTGATGCAAGCGGTAATGGCCGAAATTTGTTGAACAAGGGTGCAGTTCCCTTTGCTTCAGGCATCAACGGTGGAGCGAATACAGCTGCGCAATTTATTGGTTCAACTGCACAAGCGCTTTATATTCCAGATACAGGAGCTGCTGATCCGTTTAGGCTTAAAACCGGATCAGTCGGATGTTGGTTTCGTACTGCTAAAATTAACCAGTTTGAGGTTTTAATCGGAAAATATACGGTAGCAGGAAATCAGTGTAGTTGGTATATTGGAGTAGAAGGTTCCAGTCGTGCAACATTTCAAGTTTCAACAGATGGTGCCAATACTTGGACGGGTGGACAAGTAATAGGAAACAGTAGTCTTGCCGATGATCGTTGGCATTTTGTGGTTCTTGTTATTGATGGTACACAGTATCGTATTTATGTTGATGGTATTTTGGAAGGTGTACTCCTATCTTCGGGACTTCCATATAGTAGTAGTTCACCGTTTAATATTGGTTCAGCGTCCGGAGATGGTGCAACTGCTTCAGTAAGTCCATTTTATGGTCGTATAGATGAAGTATTCTTTACTTCTGATGTTCTTACTGATGATCAAATTCGTAACCTATATTGTGCAAAAATTGGACATACGCTTGGGAGTACCCCTTCTCGTATCACATTAAACGTTCGTCGTCGTCGTAAAGGCGCTGCGTTGGTTGCCAGCGATTTTCCGACACAACCGTTGAGATTGCATAATTTCTCGGGCGGTTCACTGGGCGATGAAGGATCGAATAACGTAGGACTTACCAATAATGGCGCTGCTGTCTCTGTAGCTGGAGCAGATGGTAGTACGGGGAATGCGTTTAGTTATGCTGGTGCACAAAGTTTGTCGAGTATAGATACAGGACTACCGAGTGCTTTAACGGCGCGATCTTATGGCTGTTGGTTTAAAACAAATTCAACTACGATCCAGGCGCTTATAGGTTGGGGATCATATTCGGCCAATGTTGCATTTATGTGTGTGTTGAATAGCCCAGCAGGTCAAATCAATTCAAGTAGTGGTGCCGACGGTATCACTGGTCCGTTTGTTGCCGACGGTCAATGGCATTTTGCTGTAACAGTTGAGGACAATACTGCTATTGACGGGGTTAAACGTAAGCTTTATGTAGACGGCCGTTTGGTAGGGACTTCAACAGTATTAAATGCAATCAATCTTGTTGGCGCAAATGGTTTTCGAATTGGTGCTCTACCCAGTGGAAGTTGGCTGCTAATTGGTCAAGCTGACGGCGCCTTTGTTTGTGGGTATGCACTCACAGCAGAACAGATCTATGCACTTTACGCCAAAGGTTCACAGGCACTTACGCCTTCGCCAAAGAATGTCGGCGATCATATCGAGGCAATGGATTCCGCAAGTCTTCTAGCAATATTTGACTCTATGGAATCGCAACATCAAATCGATTTGAGTGTGGCGGCATGAGAACGACTGTTACTCAGAGTGCTGGTGGAAAAATTAATAGTAGTGGTGGTATTATATCATCGGGTTCGATTGCTTTCACTGCACAAAGAACAGCTGTAGGAAATTACGTAATAAAGTTTCCTGGACGACGACTGATTTCGCTCAATGCTAATCCCGGAGATGGTGTATCTGTCCTGTGCCAAGTTTTTGATAATGCACCAGATGCAAAAACTGTGCAAGTATTGAATTCGGGGTTTGCAGCAGTAGATGCATCGGTTATATTCAGTGCTGTATTAGCAATCTGAAAGGTTATCAGAATGCGCTTCGAACTTGCTGGAAGTCTAGTTCAGCCAGATCCACTCGTAATAAAGTTCAACGCTAATCAGAATTTCGATACCACTAAATACACCGCTATGGGTTACACCAATTTCGATGTGATTTGCATCGGTGGTGGCGGAGGCATGGGTGGGGGTATCGATACTGGAAACACCGGTACTTTGGTTCGGAGTTATGGCGGAGCTGGTGGTGGCGGAGGACTTCAGCGAGTTCAAGGTCTATTATCAGCTCTACCTGGCTCTTGTCCGGTAGTTGTCGGTGCTGGCGGAGCTCTTGGCACAGAAGATCCGTCGAATGTCGGCTTTACTACAGACGGTGGTGACGGTGAATATTCTTCGTTTAATGGTTCAACCTGCCAGGCCTCTGGTGGTAAAGGCGGCAAGAGGGTTCAATCGAATTCTCTTACTGTTACTACTCAGGCTAATGGCGGCGATGGTGGCGTGGGAGGAAGAACAGCTGCGGGCGGGGGCGCTCTAGGTGGAACTGCAGGTACTCCAAGTGCAACGGGACCGGGTACTCCAGGCACAAATGGTGCTGACGGTACGTGGATCGGAAACATCGGGCAAGGAGGCGGCGGAGGCGCTGGGGGAGTAGGTAAGTATGGTGGCGGAGGAACTACGTGTAATGCAGCTACGTCGGGTGGGAAAGGATCGTACAATCCTGGAGATACATCAGTTTACGGTCCAGGAGATGCCCCAGACCCAGACCCTGCAAGTAGTTCACAAAATACAGTTCCGGGAGGTGCAGGTGGTGGAAAAGCTACCCCGCTGAACGGACTACCATATGTCTATGGATCCTCGTATGGTTCAAGGCATGTAGGCGATCCTGGTACGGTGATCATTCGGCTCACGGCTCAGTAAGATGAGTTTCGGCCCGATCACAATTACTCAAAAAGGATCGTTCGACAATACCGAGCAATATTTGAGTCGTCTCAGTAAGAGCGATTTGTATGCAACGCTCAGCAAATATGGCTCACTGGGCGTAAACGCCTTGTCGAACGCAACTCCGCAAGATACGGGTGAGACGGCCAATTCCTGGTACTACGAGATTCGTCAGCACAAGGGATATTACTCCATTCGTTGGCACAATCATCATGTCAATGAAGGTCGCCCCATAGCTATTCTCATCCAGTATGGGCATGGAACAGGTACTGGCGGGTATGTTCAAGGACGCGATTACATCATGCCCGCTATCAGACCTATATTTGACCAAATAGCAGCTGAGGCATGGAAGGAGGTGACCAAAGTCTAATGGCTAGTGTTGATGATAAAGTCGTATCGATGTCATTCGAGTCGAGTAAGTTCGAATCGGGTGTCAACGCAGCGATTAATGCGCTTAACAAGCTGAAGAGTGCACTATCTTTCCCAAAGGCTGGCTCAGGCCTGGATCAGATCAGTGAATCTGCCAGTAAGGTCGACCTCTCTCCCATCGGTAAGGCTATCGATTGGCTCAAGGGCAAATTCTCCACCTTGCATCTTGTCGCTATCGGGGTTCTTACCAATATTGCCAACAAAGCGGTCAACGCGGGTCTGCAATTTGCCAAATCGCTCACTATTGATCCGATCACGGCTGGGTTTCACAACTATGAGACCCAGATCAACGCGGTTCAGACGATTCTGGCAAACACGGGTCTTACCGGCAAGAAAGGACTCGATCAGGTAAATGCAGCTCTGGCTGAGCTGAATACCTACGCCAACAAGACGGTCTACAACTTCTCCGAGATGGCGAAGAACATCGGTACCTTCACGGCTGCCGGTGTCGACCTCAAGACCTCAACCGCATCGATCAAGGGTATTGCCAACCTGGCTGCGCTATCGGGTTCTACCTCAGAACAAGCTAGTACGGCTATGTACCAGCTTTCACAGGCTATCGCTTCCGGTACCACAAAGCTGCAGGACTGGAACTCGGTAGTCAACGCTGGTATGGGCGGTAAAGTGTTTCAAAACGCCTTGTATCAGACGGGCGTTGCGATGCACACAATCAAGAACGCCAAGGTTGGCGAGACCTTTGATCAATGGACAAAGTCGGGTAACTCGTTTAGAGAGTCACTCAAGAGCGGCTGGCTCACCAGTAAGGTCCTGACAACGACGTTGAAGGGCTTTACCGGCGATATGACCACGGCCCAGCTCAAGGCCGAAGGTTATACCGATGCTCAGATCCAGAATATCCAGAAGATAGCCAAGGCTGGCGTCGCAGCAGCAGTGAACATCAAGACGATGACCCAGTTGACACAAGCCTTGAAAGAGGAAGTGGCAACGGCCTGGGGTGCTATCTTCAAGACCATATTTGGCGACATCAACGGGGCGACGACGCTCTTCACAGCTATTCACAACGTAGCTGAGAACGCCCTGACGAAACCGATTTATCAGTTGAACCAGCTCCTTGAGGGCTGGGCCAAGCTTGGCGGCCGAACCATCCTCATCGATGCATTGAAGCAGGCCTGGAAGGATCTCGGGGCGGTCATGGCTCCGATCAAGGCTGCTTTCCGTGAGATCTTCCCGCCAACTACAGCTGCTCAGTTGGTCAGTATGACCAAGGCATTCGACAACTTCATGAAGTCGTTGATGCCCAGTCATGAAACTGTGGAGAATCTGAAACGCACCTTTGCTGGGCTGTTTGCCGTCATCGACATCGGTAAGCAGATCATTTCAGGTATATTCACCGTCTTCTCAACGCTGTTCAAGACAGTCAGCAAGGGCGGAGGCGGATTCCTCAATCTCACAGGAAATATCGGTGATTTCCTGGTATCCGTCGATCAAGCCTTGAAGAAGGGTAGTGCGCTTCACAATTTCTTCGTTGGACTCGGCAATGTTCTGGCAAAGCCGATTCAGTTCATCGAGAAAATGGCTTCCGCTATCGGAAACCTCTTCAGTGGTATGAGCAAAAATACCGCGGGGGGATTTTCCGGTGCACTCGGCGGTTTAGGCGCGGCATTTGCTCCACTTCAGAAGATTCTCGCTGGTGCCAAACAGGCATGGGACAACTTCTGGGGCGGAGTGGGCAAGGTAGCTCAAGCTCTGATGCCCGGCTTCAAAGCAATCGGGCAAGAGTTCGCCGATCTCGGCACGCATATTTCCGAAGCTTTGCAGAACATCAACTGGCAAGGTCTGCTGGATATTGTCCGAACAGGACTCCTCGGCGGCATGTACTTGATATTCCGCAAGTTCTTCAGCGGTAACTTCAAGGACCTTCTTGGCGGAGGTGTCTTGAAGAGTGTCACTGAGACGTTCGAAGGTCTGACGGGCGTCATGAAGAATATGCAGCAGAGTATCAAAGCAGCTACGTTGCTCGAGATTGCCGCGGCAGTTGCAGCACTCACGGCGTCAATCGTTGCCATGTCGCTCATCCCTCAGGAGCGGCTCAATAAGGCTATTGCTGGTGTTGCCATGGCTATGGGTGAGCTCATCGGTGCTATGGCCATTCTCAACAAGATTGGCACCACCGGATTCGTCAAGATCCCGATGATTGCTGCGGGCATGATCATGTTGGCTACGGCAGTCGATATTCTGGCTATCGCAGTCGCAAAGCTGGGTGGACTAAGCTGGGAACAGTTGGCCAAGGGCCTTGCCGCGGTTGGTGTGCTTCTCGCAGGTATATCCATAGCGGCCGGACCTCTATCCAAGAGTACCGCCGGTCTTATATCCGCAGGTATCGGCATTACTGCTATCGCCGTGGCTCTGAATATCCTGGCTCTTGCTGTCAAGCAGTTCGGCGGCATGAGCTGGGAGTCTCTGGGCAAGGGCATGGCAGCGGTTGCTGTGGCTATGGGCGGTATGGGACTTGCTGCAAGAGCATTCCCATCGGGTATGGTCGCTATCGGAGCAGGTCTGATTGCCGTTGCTGTCGGTTTGAACCTTATGGCTCGAGCCGTTGAAGCATTCGGCAAGATGAAGTGGGAACAGATTGCCAAGGGAATGGCTGGAATTGCAGCAGCGCTTGTCATCATTGCTGGCGCTATGCAAGTCATGCCGACGAACATGGTAGTTACTGCCGCCGGATTGATGGTTGTATCGCTTGCTATCTCAAGTCTGAGCAAATCCATCGAAAGTTTGGGCGGACAGTCTGTAGGAGCGCTCGGAAAGGGCATTGTAAGCCTCGCTGTGGCCCTCGGAGTGCTTGCCGTAGGGTTGATGGCTATGCAGGGCAGTATTGGCGGTGCAGCGGCTCTAATCGTTGCAGCTGGAGCCGTCGCCATTCTTGCTCCTGCATTGCAAAAGCTGGGTGGTCAGTCCTGGGGCGACATAATCAAGGGAATGATCGCGCTTGCGGCAGCGTTTGCCATTCTAGGTGCTGCGGGTATCCTACTCGAGCCTGTTGCGCCTGCGTTGTTGGCACTGGGAGCCGCCCTAGTTCTAGTTGGAGGAGGCCTGGCCCTGGCGGGCGCGGGCATAGCTCTGATTGGAGTAGGTCTCAGTGCTATTGCTGTTGCCGGACCTACCGCAGTCGGGATTCTTCTGAAGGCATTCACTGACTTCATGGAACAAATCCCGGTGTATGTGCAGAATGTTGTACAGGCACTGCTGACGGTAGTCACTTCGATTGCCAATGCTGCTCCTCAGTTCGTGACAGCACTCGGGAAGATCCTCGTTTCGCTGGCCAACGCGGTAATTGCTGCGGCACCACAACTTGCCAAGGCGTTTGACGCGCTTATCCAAGCAGCTCTATCGGTGATCGTCAATAACCTGCCGAGTATCGTCAATGCTGGCTGGAAGATGCTATTGGCTATATTGACGGGTATTCGTAACAATATGGGGCAGCTGGTTGCTCAAGTCACCTCCATCATTGTTACCTTCCTTAATTCAATAGCCAGTCATCTTGGTGAGATTGTATCCGCGGGTGCTCAGGTGTTGGCTAAGATGCTTCAGGGTATCGCCAACAATATCGGCAGTGTAATCAATTCCGGCGCAAATATCATCGTACAGCTTGTCAGTGGTATAAGTAACGCCATAGGCAAGGTTATATCTGCCGGAGCCAATGCGATTTCAAGTTTCGTCAATGCTATTGGCAGCGGTGCAAGTAAGGTAATTGGTGCTGGCGTCGATATGATTGTTCATGTCGTAACTGGTATTGCCAATAACTTCGGCAAGATGGTTAGCGCAGGCGTCGATGCTATCGGCAAGTTCATATCTGCAATAGCCAGCGGTTCCAATCAGATGATTCAGAAGGGTGCCGATGCGGTTATCAACTTTGTCAATGGTGTGGCTAACACAATCCGAAGTAGAGAACCGCAACTGATAGCAGCAGGTGCCAATCTGGGCTCAGCAATCTGTGAGGGTATGATCAACGGCATGGGAAGCCTTGCAGGTAAAGTCATATCCAAGGCCGAGAGTATTGTAAGTGGTATTCCTGGTGCAGTCAAGAAGTTGCTGGGTATCGGTTCGCCATCCAAAGTATTTCATGAGATTGGTGTGGATACCATTCAAGGCTTGGTAAATGGTCTTGAAGCGAATGCTGATGAGCCAGTTAAATCCATAGAGAACATCGCTCAGTCTATGGTTGACACGTTGAGCAATGCGACAGATACTCTTGGCGGAATGGCTGAGTTCAATCCGACGATCACGCCTGTAGTGGATCTGACTCAGGTTCAGGAAGGCGCTAATCAGATGAGTGATATGCTGAATGCCTCGGCTACGGTTACTCCAACTGTATCCTATGGCCAGGCATCTGCTATATCCTCCTCGACGCTGAGCGCTGACGGTGGAGCTACTGATACGACTGCTCAAGGCGGTACATCGATCACGTATCAGCAGAACAACTACTCGCCTGAGGCACTATCCGAAATTGAGATCTACAGGCAGACGAAGAACCAGCTGTCACAGTTGAGAAGTGCTCTTGCCACTTAGGGAAAGGAGCTGAATAGCTGTGTTGACGAAAATGCAGGCGTACAGTTCATGGCTATCAGCACCCGAACTCAATCTCGATGATGCTGGTAGAGAAGAAACCGATCTGATCCAGATTCGTGGTATTACGGGTCTGGATCCGGTCAAAGCTACTATCAACACTGCTCCGTTTGGATCTGTCGATGGAGCAGCTTATACGGGTAGTGATGTAGATACTCGAAATATCGTCCTGACCTTGCATCCAAACCCGGATTGGAAGAACTGGACATTCGAGGAGCTTCGCAGGCTTCTCTATTCATATTTCATGCCCAAGCTTTTGACGAGATTGGTGTTTTACAGTGACGATATACCCCCGGTGGAAATTTTCGGGTATATCGAAGATATGAACGTAAATCCGTTTGCCTCGGACCTCGAGATCCAGGTTTCCATCATCTGCACGGATCCATATTTCACAACCGTCGATCCGATCGTGGTTACTGGGACATCGACTGGTCCTGTTAAGACGATTACCTATAACGGAACTATCGAAACCGGTATGAACGTTCAGGTTACTAAACAGGCTGATCCGCCGCCGTCATTGATCACGGTTTCGGTCAGAGATAGCTCTACGCCGTTCACTGTTTTGGCTGGCGTGAGCTCTACGATGGATTTCGAGATGAGCTCCATTTCTGGAAACAAATATGTCCGAAACGTCAACCTGTCAAGTGGCGTAATCACGAATCTTCTCTCAAGTGTTCAGGCGGGCTCCGCTTGGCCGACCTTGCAGCCGGGAGATAATCACTTCGCAGTTCTTACCAACGGCGGGTCTCAAGACTGGCGCCTCACATATTATGAGAAATATGGAGGTCTGTAGTGGAACTGTACACTATGGATCGAAATTTCATCAAGCAGACCGAGATCGACGTATTTACTTCAGCCATCTGGACAGAGCGATATTACGGCGATAGCGACGCTACGCTTGTGGTACCCGCTATTCCAGCCATGATTCAAGCCTTGCCCAACGGCATATTTCTAGGCATGACTGATAGTAAAGAAGTCATGTTGATGGACACTATCGACATCGAGGCAGGGCAGCTCAAGATCTCCGGCCAAGGTCTGCTTCCGTTTCTCAATAACCGCTTCATCCGTGCTACATCGGCTCCTGAGGATCGGTACTGGAATTTCTCAGGGACTCCTGGTTGGGCTCTGTGGGCAATCATCTACTACATGTGCATATCTGGTGCATATCCTCTGGGAGTGCCTAACCCCGCACAGTTCGTAATTCCAGGACTCAGCCTGAAGAGTTACGACAACTCCGGATCAGCTCAGAATTTCGCGGTCCCCTATGGGCCTGTTTATGACGGTATGCGAGCTATTGCCACTGCGTATGAAGTTGGGATGAGAATAACGCTGGAATCAGCTACTGCCAGCGGATTTTCACTTCAATTTCAGTCCTACAAGGGCCTTGACCACACCAGCGGGCAAAACGTCAACTCCATCGTGAGATTCTCGCCTCAGATGGATACTTTGACTGGTATCAAAGAGTTGCAGTCCATTGCAAACTACAAGAACCAGGTATATTCGTTCTGTCCGCCGAATCCAGATGGTTTGGCGCCTAACCCAGGGATTGCAACTGTATCTGGGCCTACGGGTTTCGATCTCCGAGCAGAGATGACGATGGAAGAGGATCTCACAACGGATATGGTCGGAGGAAGCGCGGGTACAATGCAGAGCATCCTCAATCAGCGTGCCAGCCAGGCCTTGTACAATGCTCGAGCGGCCAAAGCCGTGGACGGGACGATTGTTCCCTTGCATCAGTTCCAGTACAACGTCGATTATACGCTCGGCGACATCATCGAGGTGCAAGGCAACAGCGGCGTTGTTCAGACGTCCAGGGTTACCGAGTATATTCGCGCACAAGACAACTCAGGAGAGAAAGCTTTCCCAACAGTGGCAATGCTTGGCTAGGAGGCGATTATGGATGCGCTTATATTTGCGTTCGGTGTGTTTTTCCTGGGCTTGCTCATTGGTTACTTCATGCGAGTTCTTATAGTGCGTCATAGCGGTTACAGCGGCACTATCAATGTGACTCATACGCCTGATAAGACGTTATATTTGCTTGAGCTTGCCGGAGAGCCCGAGGAACTCGAGAACGAGAAGGAAGTTATATTTAGGGTGAACATACATCCAATGGCTGGGGTTACGCAAGAAAATCATGGCGTATAATGGACCCCAATCTAAAGGAGCTATATGTTTACCCGAGCCAAGCAGCCAACGCTTGTTGAGAGCGCAATGGAACGCGCATTCGAGAAGCTGGGCGAGCAATCGGTCGAATCCGAGCAGTATGCAAAGACGCTGGATGGCATTGTCAAGCTACACAAAATGAGGGAGGAAGAGAAATCCCCAGGAGTGAGCCCCGATACCGTGCTGCTAGTTGGAGCAAACCTGATAGGAATTCTGCTGATCATTCGCCACGAGCACGTGAATGTCATCACATCGCGAGCAATGGGCACGCTGATCAAGCCCAGGTGAAGTAAAGCCTGAAGAAGAGTTTAAGAAATGTGGGGAGTCGCAAACGTGACTCCTCATATTTTTTTTT